TTATCCATTGTATTCAATATCACTTGGAATAATTATGTTTGGTTGGTCGTAATAGTTCACCAAAGTTTCCATTTGGATAAACCCTCTTTTAATCTCACCAACCACATCCGCGTTTTGTGGGTCAAGATTAGTATCTGAATTTTGACCGTATATAATGAAGTTATACCGCCCACCATTAACAACAAGGATAGAACCATTAGTTGGATCATCGTCATTTGTACTAATTGCCAAAGTCGTAACCCTATCGTTCTCGCTGATTTGAGCAGGTATAACATAAAATGTTTCTAAAGTAATTTCGTTTTGAATCATCAAAAGATAATCCGTATACGTTGTATCAAAAAGCAAAACCCCCTCCTTTAGAGAAAGGAGAAGGGTCTGCGATGCGGTATTTGTTTGAAGGTAATTCATCCTTTAAACAAATATAAATTAAATACTTCCAGGAGCTACTGAAATCGACTGAAAGTTATCAAATGGATCATTGGCATATGACTCCAAGCGATAAGCTTTATTCGCTTCTTCAGCAGTGAATGTAATTGTGTAACCGTTAAGGTCACCTTTGGCAGTACCTGTAGAAGTCGAAGCAGCAGTAACTTCTGCGCCATCAACCTTACCAACCATCCACATATTGTTGTTGTTATCTTGTACAAATACAACAAGACGATTCTTTGCAACTAATTCAAGTTGTTTTCTACGTAGTGCAGTCAATTTAAAGAAAGTTGCAGTAACGGTTTGAGTGTAGAAAATAGTTCCGTTTTCAACTGAACTTTGCACTTCTTCAGTAAAGTTTCCTGTGTGCTTAGGCAATACATATTGATAAATGGTTGCAGTTGGTAATGCTTCAATTTCTTGAGAACCAGCATCAATACTAACTTGCCCACCCTCATAAAATTCTGACATACTTTGTATATAGATAGCCTTAATACCACCTACACCTTCTTTGCAATCAAGTCCAAATCCTGCGGTTAATTCACAAGCCATAGTAATTTTTTTTTATTTGTTATTATTTACAATAAAAGGCAGGAGGATAACCCTCCCACCTTTTTACTTGTGTTTTTTATTAGTCGTTGTAGCAATATACAACGTCACCCAAGAATCCAACTTGAACTCCTACGCGGAATCTCATAGCCATACGTACTTGGTCGGATGCATCAGTCAAAGTCATATCAACAACCTTAACTTCTGCGAAGTCGCTGTTGGCATCTACACCAACAAACAAGTTACTTGGTTCTGCAGCAATTACAGTTCCGTTTGACATTCCAGGACAAACATAAATATCATATCCGTTGAATTGCAAGTTGAAATCGTTTGATGCTTGGAATTGTTGCAAGTAACCTTCGGCAGCAACCGCTTGACGGTACAACTGTGCAGATTGACGGTTCATATACAACTTAACATTTGGACTTCCAACCAATGCAGTAGGCAAGTTGTTAATCACTTGATTCAAGTTTTCGATGATAGTTGCAACGGTCATTGTACCTGAACCTGCAGACCAAGCCGCACGATAGTAAGTGCTACTTACATTGATTGTTTTTTCAAATCCATCAAATGCAGGATAAGTAGAACCAGAAGCGGTGTTACCTTGCCAAATTGTGAACTCAATATTTTGAGCAACTTGAGATGCAGCATAACCAATTAAGAAGTCAGCGAAGTTAGCAGGAACAACATCATTGATAAATCCACGACCTGTAGACATTGCTTCCCAATCTTTAGCGAATTCAGTCTTACAAACTTCCAAGTTAACTTTCAAATCTTTAACCTCAAGAACTGCCTCGCTCAAAGTCAATGCAGTTGGATCCTCGAAATCACAAGTAAATCCTTGAACCAAGTTTCCGCTTGACAACTTCTTAAGAACCGCTTTGTATTTTACACCTTCCTTAAGTGTAACGTAAGATTTTGCCAAAGTGTCACCACTTAATAATGCTGCGTGAATATAGGGCAATGCTAATTCACCAGAATATGTACCGTTAATAGTAATAGCCATTTTTTTTTATTTTTTAGAATTGATTATTTGATATGCGCGTGAACGTGCATCCATTGCTCTAAATGGAACTTCGTTTGCGCTTTGTTTTTGTGCAACTGGGTTAGCCTTCTTCACCGACTCGGTAGCAGGTGCTTTGGACATCTTCTCAATAGTTGCAGATAGGTTTTGCTTTTCAGCAGTCAACTCGTTAATCTTGGCTTCAAAGCCTTCAATCAATTTGCTGATAGTGTTTTCGAACTCTTCGCGTGAAACTCCATCGAAAGATGATTGCTCAACTTCTTCGATTTCAATCTCAACCTTTGGTTCTTCTTCCATAGGCTTTTCTTTTACTTCGCTGATTTTGCCTTCTACTACAACCAAGATTTTACCTTCGGCGGTTTCGTGTTCTCCATCGGGAGCAGGGGTTGGGTTACCTTCTGCATCCATAACAAAGATTTCAGAACCGATACCGAATTCAGCATCTGGTGAGTAGACTTCAGTACCATCAGCGAGTACAGCCATAGCCATTTGTTTTTGCTCTACCGCCTCCTCAACTGCTGACAAACTAACCCCGAAGGACTTTAGTTTTTCTGCGTACTTGGAAACGATTTCGTTAACTTTACTCATAGTGTTGATAATTACTTTGTATAATAGACGCATAAACTCAAATTTGTTTTTACTTTTGTGTCATCCCATTCGGGTAATGTTTGTTCATTTTTCTAATTGTTTTTAAGTTCAACGAAGAAAGCCCCTAACGAGGGGCTTCTTTGTTTGTCGGGTAAACAATACACCTGCACTGGTGTAATCTATTACAACGCGCTTAACTCATCATTAAGTGCCTTCATAATTTTCTCAATCTCTTGCTCGGCTAAATACTCTTCACTCATCTCGGTAAAGAAACCTTCCAAAGAAAACCCTTTAACACTACCTTGCTTGATGTCACTCCACACCTCATCGTTATCTACTTTCATTCCAATGCACCAAGTACCATCGGGAAAGGAGAAACCAAAGTTTTGGCTCTTATCGTGTTCGCCTTCTTTAATCCACGATTCAACAACCACACAACCTGCAACTGGCACTTGATGCTCAAGGTTACTATTGTGGTGCATATTGCGCTTAAGATATTCTTGCGCTATCTTGTTAATAGTGTCCTTTGAGTATTTGCAATAGTAAGCCTCACCCGCACCATTAACGCGGTAGATAAGTTGGTCGGGAATCATCACCGCACCATACAACATCTTGCGCTCACCCTCTTCGATTGCGGCTTGTTTAACTTGCGTTTTTGACAATGCTACGAAATCAACTTCGATTGCAGGATTCTCAACTAATGAGATTGCATTTACTCCAAGATAACCACTATCGTCAATAGTGTATTCGATTACTTTTACTTCTTCCATTATTTTATGATTTTTGATTGGTCTTTAATTTTTTGTTCCGCTTCTTGTGCGCTACTTACGTTAGTCGCTAATACGTAGGTTTGAATAGGTTGTGCTTTATTACCATTTACATTCAAGAAAGATAAGTCGACCGCAGGAGCTGAAGATGAACCACCCATTGAACTACCCCCACCGTTACCGCTTGGCTTTGGTGCGTTTCCACCTCCGTTAAATTGTTGCGCTCTAATTGATGCGATACGTGCGATACCTGCTGCCGCCGCAATACCCGCCTGAATAAATGGATATGCAGGAAATACAGTTGTTATAGGACTGGCTTGAGCAGTTGTAAATGCGTTTTGAGTACCTTCAATAGTTGATATTGTAGCTTGTGCAATACCCAAAGTTTTTGCTATCTCAAATCCTTTCTTCGCGTCAACTATTCCGCTATCAACTAACGCGCTATTCAAGTCCATTAAGCCACCTATTGCATTTGAAGCAATCGATAATTTTGCTTGTTGAAAAGCCTTTTCCCCAGCTAATAATTCTTTTGCTAATTTATCTGCATTCTCTAATGCTTTTTGTGCTTGAAGCCTATCGTATTCATCCTGAAATTGTAATTTAGTTTCACCTAAAACTTTTTCATTATAAACCGACTTCTTTAATTTTTCATCTGCTTTTAATGATGCCTCATTGATTAATTTAGTATCTGCGGCATCTTGTTCTGCATTGAAATCTTCAAGAAGTTTTTTCCTATCTATATAATGTTTTTTTTCTTTTTCTTCTTGCGAGTTTTGACTTTCTTCTTTCCCCTTAACAATATCTTTTTCTTTCTTATCAAGTTCTAAAATTTGAACTTCATACTCTGCAATTTTACCTTTTAATTCATCAATGTTTTTAGTTTGGTCTGCTACTTGTTCTTCAGATGCAACTAAACCAAATAATTCGCCAACTTTATTAACACCTTCCATGACTAACCTACTGCTCAAGCTATAGGTTGATGCCACTCTAACTTGACTTTTTTCGTATGACTTTTGAAGTTCTTCTAATTGTTTTTTTTGAGCTTCTAATTCTTTTTTTGATGATTCTAAAGTTTCCTTTGTTTTTGTTCTACGTTGTTTAATTATTTCTTCTTCTGCAGCACCTAATGCTCTTAATTTCCTCTCTTCTAAATCAAATGCTTTTAATGCCTTTTCACTTGCTTCTCTCGCTTCGTGTGTAGCTTGTGCAAGTTTCTTTGTTTCATCCTTTACAAATGGCATTGTCTTGCCATACTCATACAATGCTAAACCAACTGCAGTCAATGTAGCCGCTACTAAAAATATAGGATTTGTAAGTAATGACTTACCAAGATTTACGAAAGCGGTTCCAAGTGCTGTAACGCCATTTACGATATCTTGCATTTTGATATCTTTAATAGCTGATGACATACCGTTGAGACCAGTAACTGCGCCACCAAAATCTAAAGACATCAAAGAAGAGCCAATCATACCGAAAGAAGTATTTAGCCTTTCTAATGGATCACCCGCTAACGTATTTACTGACCTATTAAGGTCGTCTACTTTGTCCTTTAATTCTCCTAATTCCCTTTCAACTTTTTTAAATTCTGCAGAACCTTCAGGTAATCGCGCTAACTCTTCGCGTAATCTACGCATTTGAGAACGAATTGATTCAACCTTCTCCGTTCCTTGTATATCAATTTCAACAACTGTCTTTTGTGTAGCCATTTATAACAATGATTTAATGATGTAAATAATGCCTATAATTAAAGACGCAGAAATCACGAAATTTATGGACTTTGTTAACCAATTTGGTAACTTATTTTCTTTGCTCGGAAGGTCTTTACCTATTCCGTGCTTCAATATTTCTTTGATGTTTTTAAACGTGTCGTGTGGGTTATTCATAATGGTATTGTGTGTAAGTTAATTGTCCGCTTATATTGATTACATCGTAAGGATAAGCAGTTGCATTGTCTAATGTTACGGTAATGGCAAATGTACTACCTACCACATCTAAATCTATAACAAAGTTGCCATCTATGTCAATAGGTGTTTCGTCTATTGTGGTCACGTTTTTAAGGCTTATAGTACCACCGCTTTGAGCAATGTGTAGATTATACTCACCGCTAACCGATGCATCAATTAAAGCACCCACTTGACCAACCATTAAACGCAACTTAACCAACCAAACCGAGTCATCAGGCATATTAATATAAGTTGAACCATAAGCCGCCAAAGTAATGGATGTCGTATCGTTGGTAAAGTCACCTTTACCCCAAACAGGAATCAATCCGTTTTGCATCTCACCCGAATACGAACCAGCGCTACCGATTGTAGCACCTCCGTTTAATACGTTGGAGTTGTAACCCATAACAAAGACCGAATCTAAACCGCTATCTAATCTATTGCCACTTCCAAGAACTATAGAATTGTCATTACCGAAACCAACAAAGTTGTTATCCGTTACAACTAACCCCGATTTATTTTCTTGTGGTGGGTTGGCTAATATCTTATCAGTGTTTAATTGTGCGCTTTTTGGTTTACCTGTTCCATCTGAATCATAAGAAAACGCATAACAACCGCCATCAATCCAATTATAATTGTAGACCTCACAACAAACTTCAGTAGCATCCGCAGGGTTATCATCAGCATCAACAAAAACAACAGCACCCGATGAATTAATTGAAGATGGTGTTAAAAGACAATCGGGTTCAGCAGTAACTTGTTTAATCAAAGTCACTTTAACCGTGTCTTGCGTTCCAACTACATAATCACTAATTGATAAGATTCGCCAATATGAATCTTTAATAAAGATTTTATCATTGAAATTGAAGTTGTAAATGTCCGCAAATTCAAGCGAAAAGAAAGCTTCTAAAACTCTCGCATCAGGTGCGTAAATATTCTCGATATATTCGTTCCAATAACGCGCGTATAATGTCTTGTATGGAATAGAACTCACCTCACAAAGTGGTGTTTCTTGTCCAAAG